AACTAGAAAACGCAGAGGAGGAAGAGTGTGAGTCTTGTAAGATTTAAGACAAACAGCGAGAGTAAAAAACCCATGGTAGATTCCATGACGGTATTCAACTCAGAGGCAGTTGACACCAAAAAACAACCGATGTTCTTCGGTAAACCACTAGGCATTCAGAGGTATGATTCTTACAAGTATCCAATCTTCGACAAATTAACAACTCAACAACTTGGTTATTTCTGGAGACCTGAGGAGGTCTCCTTACAAAAGGATCGCAGTGACTATCAGACATTACGCCCTGAGCAAAAGCACATTTTTACCAGCAATCTTAAATACCAGATCATGCTGGATAGTGTACAAGGGCGTGGTCCTGGGATGGCTTTTATCCCTTACTGCTCACTACCTGAGTTAGAAGCATGTATGGAAGTCTGGGGATTCATGGAAATGATTCACAGTCGCTCCTACACGCATATTATCAAGAATGTTTATGCAGACCCATCAGATGTGTTTGACCACATTCTGACAGATGATCGTATCGTAGAACGTGCCGCCAGTGTTACTGAGGCGTATAATGAGTTTATCAATGCTGCCCATCAATGGGATAATAGCAGTGATTGGAAGCACGCATTAGAAGAAGTCCCCTACGCACTAGAATCAAGGTATGAACTCAAGCGCAAACTCTTCAGAGCAGTTGCAAACGTTAATATTCTTGAAGGTATTCGCTTTTACGTCAGTTTCGCTTGCAGTTTTGCGTTTGGCGAACTCAAACTTATGGAGGGAAGCGCAAAGATCATCTCTCTGATTGCCAGGGATGAGAATCAGCATCTTGCTATCACTCAGAATATTCTGAACAAGTGGAAGGCAGGTGATGACCCAGAGATGGCAAGAATCTTCAAAGAAGAAGAGCAGTGGTTGATTAGCGCATTTGAAAACTGTGTGAATCAAGAAAAACTTTGGGCAGAGTATCTGTTCAAAGATGGATCTATGATTGGTCTTAATGACAAACTGTTACATCAGTATGTCGAATGGGTTGCCAATCGTAGAATGAAGTCAATCGGGTTGAAACCAATTTATGACATCCCTGCTAAAAACAATCCACTCCCCTGGACAGAACACTGGATCTCTTCTAAAGGTCTCCAAGTTGCTCCCCAGGAAACAGAAGTGGAGTCGTACATCGTTGGAGGTATCAAACAAGATGTCAAAAAAGACACATTCTCAGGATTCCAACTTTGAGGAAATCTGGAAGGAGATGGATGAGATTGAACCTCTCACTCCACCTCCTGTAGATGTAGAAGACTCATACCGAGCATACAAAGAAGCGGCACTGTCCGATGCTTATATGTTTGGTGAATATGACGGATACGAAGCGTATAAGGGAGAGGACTGAGGTCCTCTCTTTTTTTATAAATACATAAAAAGTCTGAAATAAGATGAAATCGTATCGCCAATTTATCTCTGAGTCGTATGAGTGCAGAGAAAATCTTGATGAAGGTCTTGGTAAAGCTATTGCAAAAGGTGTTACTTACATGACTGGTGGCGCTGGAGCGGGTGCTTTTACAAAAGTTGCCAATGCCATGTTGGGATTACATGCCGTGAAGAGAGGAATTCAATCTTTCGGAAAAGGTGATGAATTTGGTGTGTATAATTCTGCTGCAATGGCACTTCCTGCAACAAATCCATATACTACTGGTTTAAAGTTGGGTGCAATTGGTCTTGATGCGTTGAGACAGCATCGAGCGATGAAAGCATATAAAGAAAAAATGAAGAAGAAGAGTGAGGAACCAAAAGAACCATTGAAACCCACTCATGGATCCTTAGAAGACTACATGAAGGATCAATATGCTAAAGACCGTTACGGTTATTGATAATCCACCGAGCATACGATAATGTCAGTATTTAAAAAGTTTTTAACAGAAAAAAGACGTAGAGACTACGGTAGAAAAGGTGGTCAAGGTGGAACACGTTCCACGTCCAGTACTCCTTTTGAGAGAAGGGAATCGAGTGCTAATGTTCAGGACCCAGCCAATACTCGCAGTAAAAAATTGGGAACTAATAAACCAAGAGTTCTTCAATCCCCTCAAGGTGTTACGTTTACCAACATGCCAGAACCTACTGGTAGTGTAACGACTGACCAGGTAGTTGATACTTTTGATCAAAAATCAAAGAAAAAATCACCTAGAGGTAGTGGTAGAGGATTTGGTCAAAGCAAAGCTGACGCGGCACGATATGCTGGCAAACCAGATGTAGCGCAACAGGCAAAAGTTGCTGATGATCTCAGAACAAAGTCAGGAAGTCCAACACTTAGACAGGCAGCATCTAATATTATTGGTGGTGGTAGAGCAGGTGGTTCGGCTGGTGTTGACGAACTTGTAGGAGATAAAGCAAAAGAAGGGACTGGTCAAAGATATCGCCAAAGAAGACCATCAGAAGTTAGAGGTAGTGGTAAACGAGATCCAAGAATTAGAAGGGCTGCAGACGCAATCATTAAAGATCTTAGAGCAGATGCTAAAATAGATGCGGAAAGAGCATCTGCTCAGTCTAGAGGAACTGCTAGTAGACTGAGGACAAGAATGTCCACTGGTTACGATAAAAACCTTAAAGCGACTGGTGATGCAGTTCTAAAACAGATTCAAGGAACAAAAGGTGTTAGTCAAGCAGATGTTTCTGCACGTCAGAGTAAATACAGAGCATCGGTAGCAACTCCACCTAAACCAACTGCACCACCTAAGTTAACACCTAAGGCACTCACTCCATCTAAAGTAACTGCACCACCTAAGGTAACACCTAAGGTAACTGTTAATAAAACAGATGCACCTTTTACGGGTAGAAGGAGCCCAGACACATCTAGGTTCCAAAGAATAAGACAAATGAAAGGTGCAACACTTGATATGGCACCTCCTACAAAAGTTTCAACTTCAGTAGGTAATACTAAAGTTACTGGTGCATATTCTGGACCACAACCCAAAGCACCTTCTACAGTTAAAGTCGATCCTGTACCAAAAGCACGTTCTTTCAGTGCAAGAGATGTGCAGAGAAGGGCGAGTAGAATGAATGCCGCAAGATTTAGAGGTCGTATTGCTCCTGGTCCAATTGGAATCGGATTTGGTGCTTTGGATGCTTACAATGAACTTGATGCTAGAAGTAAGGCATATAAAGCTGCTGGAGGTAGTGGTCAAACTACCACTAAAGATAAGTGGCGTGCTGGTGTAAAAGGCGTTGCAAGCGTTCTAGGATACAGTGTTGGTGCTGCACCTGGTGCTGCAATGATTGGTGGTTCTAAAGGTCTTGCTGCAGCACCAGGATGGGCGCTAATGCAAGCTGGTGGTGCAGTTGGTGCGGATCTTGCATCTAAGGGTGCTGAAAAGGCATTTGATGCTACCTATGACACTGTTGCTGGTGCTTCTGATTGGCAGAAGAAACAGATGGCAGCAGCGAATAGACGTGTTCAGGGTGCTGGTACTTCAACCCAGAGTGCATCATTTAAGTCTGGTAACAGAGCAATTGTTCGCGATTCTAGTGGTCGTGAAAGGATTGGTTACAAAGCTGTCAAGACTGGTCCTGATGGAACTAAGACCACTACTTATAAACATGGAAGTGATCCAAAGGCATTAAGATATACTTCAAGTAATCCACTTGAAAGAATGGGTAGAGGTATTGGAGATTCCAATGTCCCTTGGTTGTCTGGTGCCCTCAAGAAATATTATAGTAATAAGGATGAAACCAACCGCCAACGGAGAGTTTCAAATTTCAAGAGAGCCGTTGCTGCTGGTGTAACACCTAAATAATTAAATCAGGTATAAAAGTAATGGAATACTACGATATAGATTTTTCAGAACTAACTGTAGAGGAATTTGCAGTTTTGCATATTACTGAATCGATGATGGTTCAGGGGTATGATATGAAGTCTATTGAAAATTTCTGGATGTCTGATGATGAGGAAATGATTGATGGAGTGATGAATTCGTTAGAACTCGTCGAAGAAATATTTGTTCCAGATAATGAATTTCTTACTGAAAAGGTTAAAGTTCCTGGGATTAGTCGATGGATTGATGACTTACTCAAGAAACTAAAGATAAAAGGTAGAACACCCAAGACCAGCGCCGGCAAAACGGAAGCTACTCCTCCAAAAACAACTGCAGGTGGACAACCTATTACTAGTAATACCAGTGGCACTGGTAGTTCTAAAGTAACAACTAGTAAAACTAATCAAACTAGTCAGGCTACTACAACATTAAAAGACAAAGTTGTACAAGTTCTTAAGAAACCTGTAGTAAAGAAAACTGGTACTGGTGCAGCTGTACTGGGTGGCACTGTGCTTGTTGGTGATCAATTATCAAAGAATAATATAATTCCACCAATACCCCAATCAGGAGATGAAGGTCCAGAACCAGAAAAAGGTCCAGTTCTTGATACTCCTGAAGGTCCAAAACAGTTCCCACCCTTAAGAACTCCACCTCCAGTACCCAAGGACGATACTCAGAGCCAGCAACAAGATACTACACCACCAAAGAAAAAATATACTTATCGTCACTGGAGTATCTCAAACAATCCTATTCAATACAATAGAAACCCTGGTTTGAGTTCTTACCGCAATATTAGAAATACTATTAGAAACAAGTAGTTATCTAGTAACTGCTTTCTTAACTAAAACAGTCCCTTCTACTGCTCTGGTGGTAGTTCCAGTGGGACTGTTTAATATTAGGTCGTAAAAATATTTTCCTGGTTTCAGATTTAAAGTGTCTGCTGCAAGAAGAGATATTGTAACTCTACCAGTTGTTCTATCGTTAGCAAAAGATACTGTAAAGTCGGCAGTCTTTAAGGATGACTCATATCGCTTCATCTGAGCACATCCATTAAATCCAGTCAAGTCTTTTACACTATTAGACTGTACATCCTCCAGAACAAACGTTTGGTCAAAGTCTGTTCCAGTGTATAATACTAGATTAGTTGTATATGTGACTGCCATCGTTTTTTAAATATTTATGGGAGGTCAACTAAGAATGGGGTAATCCAATCTTCATTACTATTTGTTACTGTAGTGATAGTGATATTCTTTGCATTTAACTTAGCAACAAACGCATCATAAGATGCCTGAACATTTGCTTGAGTCATACTTCCGGAACCATCAATAAACAGAGCAATAGAAGAACCTTCTGGAAGAGAGTCTATATCGCATATCTCATACCAATCAGTTATATTATCAGGATTTCCATTATCTCTATTAACTTGAGCTGGACCAAAGGTCAGTCCATTTGCTTGTGTTCCTGGAGCTCTGGATGTATCATTGATTGTGATGGCATTTGATTCTGCAATAACTGTACCAGAAATAGAACCTGTTCTAATCTGAATTTTGAATTGATCAGGTCCTTCAGAAGTGATATCTTCTGCAATAGTAATCGTTATAGAACCATTATTATTGCTGACAGAGAAAGAACCATTTAAGTTTGCTGGATTAAAATCAGTTGAAGCAATCGTTCCATCTTCTTCATATATGGTGTAATAATATGTGCCATCTGGAATATTGGAACCAGATATGGTGAATGTGACCGAACCACCTTCATCTACTGATGTTGAAGATTCTGCAACATTAACCGTTGGAGTAACATCTCCAATAGTTACATTAGAACTGGTTGCAACTATTGAACCCGATACTGATCCAGTGCGAACAGCGATATTAAAATTCTCACCAGATTCTGAATTGAAGTCAGTTGCGATTGCTCTGACAATAGTTCCAACACCAGTTGTTGATCCTGTGCTTACAAGACTGAATGAACCTGTAACAGAATTATCTGTAAAGTCTGCGGCACTGGCACTTCCACCTGTGCTGTAATATAAAGGTTGTGATGTGCTTACACCTGCAGTATTGACTGTAAAACTTACAGAACTTCCTTCGTTTACTGATACTGCACTCGGTGTAATTGTATAGTATGAATCAATACTATTAATCGATATATTTTGAGTTTCTGCAACTTTTGTTCCAGATGTGGATCCTTCTCTAATCTCAATTTTAAAAGTTTCAGTAGATTCACTAATTGCATCAGATGTAATAGATCTTGTTATTGTTGCGACACCAGTTGTTGAACCAGTGCTTACAACAACAAAAGATCCAGTTAAAGAGTTGTCAGTGAAATCTGCAGCAGATGCTGTAGTTGTATTAGTACTATAGTATAGTGTAGTTCCAGCACCAACATCTGTTGTATTGACTGTAATATCTACAGAACTGCCTTCATTTACTATTCCTGTAGATATACCGACACTGTATACTGGTGCTGATGATGGTTGAAGTAACGCTCCACCAAGACCCTTTACTACTAAGTTTTTTCCACCTATATTTGTGGGGATTGTATCGTTTAGGTTATAGGTAGTTCCTTTGAATGTTACTGGATCACCCTCAGCATCAAAAGTTAATGTTGCTACAGATGAACCTATCTTAAGACTAATTTCATCACCAGGAAGTGCTGGAATATAAATCAGTTCATTATTATTAGTCGCCGTTGTAATATCAACAGTATCTTTATTATCAAATATAACAACATTAACATCAGTGGTTGTGCTAATTCCTGCTGCTTTTGTTGACAGGATAGCATCAATCCAGTACTCTGGAAGTTTTTGAAGATTGCCGTTAAATTTTGCCTTAAAGTGGCGAAGGTATGCCTTAAAATTTCCTCTATTACTTAAACTGGGTCTTGGCATTTATAACCACCTCGCTAATACTGCTATTGCTACCATTGCAACTAATAAGTCATAACTATTGTCTGCAACTCCACTAATATCAGGACCCTGATAATATCCTACATCATCAAAGTCTAAATGCTTGTAGGCAACTTCAATTTGACAAATTAATCCAGTATTTTGAAATCTAGTGAAAATTGTCTTTTTGGTTATAGACTCCCACCAATCCACACGTAATTGCCACTCTGGATCTGGTGATGCTTGTCCATTATAATAATGTGCATTATATGATCCTTCGGAGGGAGTATGCCAATCTTGCATAAAGAATGCACCTTGACCACTATTAGGTCCCGATGTTGCTACACCCCATCTTCCCCATAATCTTTTTGCCTTGACATTATTTTCTTTATTTTTTATATCACATATTGAATCTGCATCAGACCATCCAACTAATGCTGCATAAGGTCCAACGTTTGTGTAAGTAGCATTCTGTGTTCTTTGAGCGTAACTTCTCCAAGGTTTTGGATATGCACCACTTGCAGCAAAGGTTGTTGGTGTTGAAAAATCTGAAGGTTCTGCTATTGCTCTGTAATCTGGTGGAAACGGACCACCAAGAAAACCTTCTGCGAACGCATTTGTAACTGGAGGACCCCAAACTAAAGCACCAGCATCAGCATATGATATTTTCCCACTTGCAACTAGATCATAGTATTGTCTAGGATTGTTTTGTTTTAAGTCGGATAATTCCATATTAAGATATTGCCATACGTAAGTTTATACTAGTTCCGCCCCAACCAATATGGACTGATGCTATTCCTGTCACCGATGTTGATGCGGTATTGATGCCAACATTTTGATATGAGAATGTATTTGCGTCAATAATTTTTATCGGAACACCATTAGGATATGTGACCTTTGAAGTATTAAATGACGTAGCTATACCTGTATTTAGGTTCATCGATATACCCCAGTCATCATATGAAGTGTTCAATCCATGAGCAGGAGTTGTGGTGACAATTGCAACATTACCACTTCTTGATACTGAAGTTGGAGTACACACACCTACAGAATTATTCCATCCATTCCAAGGTGCTATAGATGTATTTCTATTATGAAAAGATGAAATTGCATTGAAGAATATTGATTTCTTTGCTGCAGTTGTTCCTACTCCTACACTGGTGGAACGTTTTCCATCATTATCTAATATGGCAATTAACATTGCCTTCGTCACATTCTCTAAATTATTTTTTATAGTTTTATATCCAGCGTAGTGTGAATCGCCACTAGCAGCAGCAACGTTCGCCCAAGTTCCTATACCAGCAGTTGGTTCTAATGGAGGAAAAAATCCAGAAAATTCTAATAGTCCTTCGTAGAAAGAATCATACGAAAATCCATTTCTAAAATCTCTAGAATCCACATTATCAATGCCCATAGGATCACTAAATTTATGAACATCCATATAGTAAAAACTACTACCAGCAGAGACAAAAGTTTCTTGTCCGCCCTCTTCATTTTTTATAAATGAATCACCTAATGAAAATCCAATATTGTTAAGTGCTAAACTATAAGATGTTCTCATTTTTTACCCCCAGTCGAATCTGATAGCGAAAGGTTTTCCTGTACAATCACCATTTACATAATCCCCTTGATTTATTTTACCAATTCCGTGATTGTCTGCTATAACATATCTCAACCAATCAGCAGGACTTCCATAATTAAATTTTGAGTTGGTGCTGTTCTGATTATTATATCCAGCAGCATCACAAGGACCTGAATCTTCTTCCCATTCAGTTCCAGATTTTACTTGACTATCTTCAAATTCTGTTCCAGGAAGATCTCCATCAGCGTAAGTTCTATCTAAAGCAAGACCATAATCATTGAAATCATAATCATCAAAAACTATTTTTATATCACTGGGTTGAACTGCAAGAAGACCTCTAAATAATCTACCTGGTTCAAGTTCAACTCTAGGACCATCATAAGTAGCCGTATCAGCTATGATTGCTGTAAAATCTCCAAGTGAATTTTTTAGACCCCAATTAAGTTCACCATCAACTATTATTGCTTCATCAGAATCTGCTGCACCATATGCTGCTTTTTCTTGTGTAGTCAATTCTTGCGTATATACTTTTCCAGAACTGCTTCTTCTAATATCAGCATTAATTGCAGCAGCAATATCTTCTCTTATCCAAGTAGGAGCATTACTATTTACTTCGGATGCTAAATTTGATAATGTATATACACCACCGACTCCAAAAATGTATCTTTTTACTAGAGAATATGTAAATGCTGATAGGTATGTTATTCTGAAAAATCTTAAAGCTTGAGAAAAAGGTCCTGCAAGAAAAGTTGCTAGAAGTCTTGCTATGCATCGACCCTCTCTGTTTTCGTCTTCAATATTTTTCCAATTATTTAAAAATGGTGAGCAATTCCCAGTGGTTGTATCTTCAATACCTTTTTTAACTTCACCAATATACCATTCTAAAGGACCTAAATTTTCTCCACTGTCTGGATCATTTGACCCATCAGGATTGTTTCCATTTTGATTATTTTCAAAACATTCTTTTCTAGCATTATCATCGCTATTTGGTCCACTGTCTTCCCATAGTCTTTTTTTCATCAAAGGTGGCAATATAAGACTTAGTGGACTGTTACCCAATTGAAAGTCTCCTCCAGGACCACTATTGCCTGCTCTTTGCTTTACTATAAAGGCAGCATATGTTAATCCATACTCTAAAAATATTTTTACATCTTCACGGCGTTGAAATGGCAATTTGACATTGGTTAAGTTAACACGACGATCATCGTAATCATCAATGATTGCCTGTGCAAGTGCCTTATATTCTACAACGAAAGCATCAACTTCTGTTCCTGAGAATGGTATGTCTGGCCAGTTAAAAGTCATTGTCCTATAAGTCTACCAGTGTTTACAGTGGTTTCATTTAAGAAATTACTTGGGCAGTGGAGTGTTGTATATGTATTGTTGTCAACCAGACTTCCAAATCCAGTGCCCAATGCACTATCAACTCCACAGCAACCAATTGGAGTGGGTTGTAAAAGATAAAAAGTTCTATTGGGATATGTAGTTCGGAACTGCTGCCACTTTGCATACATTCCAGTAAAGGTTTGAGTCCCTGCATTTTCATCAATCACAGCAATACAAAGTCTATGAGCACTACCTGGCAGTCCATTAGTTGAAGCACCAAAACAACCTGTTGAAACACCTTGCCTTACTCTTACAGTTCCTTCAAGAACAATTTCTTTCGTACCACCTGGTTTTGTAAAAAGAATATCATATATGTATCTACCAGGTTTAAGAGCAGCAGTTACATAACTTGGAATAGTTAATTTTACTTTTCCTTTAGATCTATCTGGAAATCCAACAACAAAACTTGTCGCAGTTAAACTTCCTCTGTGTTTTCTTATTTGTGCTCTAGCGGTATGATTTGTAAGATCGACAGATTTTCCACCGACCTCAAACATATCATACTCTTGCTCGTAATCGGTGCCGCTATCTATAGTAATATTATGTACGTATACTGCCGACATCTTTTTTTAGTTATTTATCCACTAATAATTAGTTCACGCAAACCATCATAATGATTTTGTGGAGTTTTTGTTGACCCATTACTATCTGCAACAAGAACGATTGCACCAACACCTATTTTTTCATAAGCAACAGTAACTGTGCTTTGATTCAATCCATATAATGCAGTTCCACTATTTAATTCGATTTGACCAACTGCAGAATGATTCCAAGTTGCAGGGAAACTTGCGGCAGCAGAATTTGTTAGTTGTAAATTTGCATTGACACTAGATCCACTAACTACATCAAGCAATCTCATAGAGGTTCCAAGTAATCCAAGTCTTGTATTATGTTCAGGAATACTACCACAACCACCATACTCACCAATATAAAGTACAACACCACCCATAGCAAGATAACTTTGTATATCTGCCATATAAGTCGAATCTTGGAATTTTGTAGTTAGACCTGGCAAGTCTACGCAGGCATTAGAATAATGACCAAATGCAACTACGCCATACTCACCAATTTGATCAATAGTTGTTTGTGTCAATCCACTTCCAATACCAGAGTCGTGATTACTATCTTCACTAATTGCACCAATTGATTCATTTGTATAACTTGTTATTACACACTGCGGTGTGATATCTGGTGATACTAATATATTACCTTCTATAACGATACTCTTTTTACCTGGAGCAGTTCCACCAATATATGTGATGCTTACTGCCAAACCAACTGGGTTGTCTGCAAAGTTATCTGATCCCGATTGAGTGTTTTGTTGTGTAAGTGTGACTGTATGATTACCCTTCTCTAAGGATATACTTCCTACTCCAACATTAGTGTCATTGTAATTAACCGCGTTGAAAGTTGTATTATTGATAGTAACTGTCCCAACATTATCTGCAGCAGCTTCTATTTGATATGCCCCTGTATATGGAAAATTAACAGTATAAGAATCTGTTTTTACACCATATGGGTCTGGTTGAGAACTCAATAATCCTGATTGTGGAACTCTGGAATATGCATAGGTATTCATAAATGAAGACCAAGCATTGATTGTGAAACCTCTATATGATCCTGAATTGTTTGCATCAAGAGTTGACCAGACTCCAGCATTTGATGAAGGTCCTTGCCCTTCGGTGAACATTACATCATAACAATATCTTCCTGGTTTTATTTTCTCTGTTTGTGGTCTAGTCAAAGACAATCTAATTCTACCATTTGGTCTGTCTACAAATGTAAGTGAAAATGTTGTAGCAGCACCAACACTCTCTGGATGCTTTCTAACCTCAGACTTTCCTGTGTACCCAGTCAAATCTAAAGAATTTCCATTGACATCATCAAGGTAAAAATCTCTGTAGAAATTTGCACCTGAATTGATTGATATATTATTGACGTAGACTGCCATATTATATGACTTTATTGAATATTTATCAAGGGCTTGACACAAACTCCAATAATGAATAGACTAGGTTTGTCCGGTTCAAAGATAAATAATAGCTCATATAATACATTAGTATGAGTTATGAAAATCCTTGGTTATACTTGGAACGAACTTTTGATAGTGATGATGTTGGGGACTACTTTGGCTTTGTTTATCTCATTACCAATAAGTCAAACCAA